TTTGGGAAAGTCTTTTGCGCCTTTTCGATTTTGGACATTCTAAAAATGTCCAAATTTCATTTCCCTTTTGACTTTCCCAGACAGAAATCCTTGAATTTTTAAAGCTAGACCGCCCATGATTTCTTTAAGTAGGAGAGTGGTTATAATATTTTATTTTTTAGAACCAGGAAAATAAGTTTTTGAAAAAGCCTCCTTCTTGATTAAGGTCTTCTTCTTCTGTTTGTTTTTCATCGTTGTTTGTATTCACGTTGTTATTCGTTGCTGGATAAACAGTTCTTTTTCTGAAATTTCGTTTTGTTTTTATATTTCCGCGTTTCACTCTTCTTGTTTTTTTTTTGTAATTCTCAGAAATGCCTTCCATATATATTATAGGTATGGTAAATATAATATATATTTTTACGAATTCAGAATTAGAAAAGCAATATGTATTTTATTTGTTGAAAAAATAAAAGGGTTGAGTTATTATTATTTTCAAGATAATAAATCAAACAAAATCAACGCTATCTTTATTAATTCTTTTATCATGTATTATTCTAGATATATAAAATTTAATAATATATTTACAATTTATTTTTGAAATTGTCTCTTGTGTATGACGTAAAATTATAGTATCAAATTCATAGATAGGACGTGAAAATAAATCACCCATCAATGTATGATTTATCTCACTTAGTATAATTTTATCCCATTTATAGTAATATCTAGAAGATGTCCATTCCATTCTATTTTATGCGTATGATTTTTACATAATATATTTTTTATTTCATTCAGTACGTCTTTATCTTCTATAATAATATTATTTTCTAGTAATATTATTTTTAGGTTATGTGTATATTCCATTATAATAAATATAATTTATTCTTTATGTTGTTATGATATCAATTTTACTTAATAGAACTATTTTTATTACATTCATACAAGCTATTTCCACATATTTCACAATAAATAATTCTTTGTGACCTGTCAGGAAAAATATCAATATAATCTTCAACAAATTCGTGTTTACAAGAGTTAATAATTTTTGAATCAATAATTTTATTCATGAATTCAAGACTTGCCTGTTTAATAGCTAACAATTTTTTATTTAAAAATAAATTATTTTCTTCAAAAATATGGTATTTACTATAAAGTTTATTTAATTCTTCGTAAATATTATTATCGGTTTTGCTAATAACATTATTCATATTCTGAAAAAAATAAATATATTTTTCATTTAATTTTTTCATTTTAAAAAGTATATTTAAATAATTATTATCTTTATCGTGGTCGAATGACATTTTTTTAAAATATAATATATATTAATTTATTACTTTCGTTTTATATAGTTTGAAATGAAGAATAAATTGATTTAAATATACAATGCTTTATAAGACATATTTTCTTCTTTTCCTATTTTAATTAACTTATCTACCATAGATTTCGTAACTTGAAATGGAAATTCCACTTTAATAGACATATCTTGTTCAAATAAATTACTACCTGGTTTCATTAAACGATAAAGATTCAGTTTTGTGTAAATGATTTCTAAACATCGTTTCAAATTTCGTACACCTTCTTCTTTACTACAGAAATTATCAATAATATAATGTAAGGTTTCATCTGGAATAATAATATCTTCGTTTGTAAATAATACTTGTTCGCGAATTTTGGGAAGTAAATAGTTATTGGAAATAATTGTTTTTTGTTTTAAATTATATCCTTTGGTATGAATTCTATACATACGGTCTTTTAAAATTGGATTAATTTTACTTTCATCATTATAACTGAATATAAAGAGACATTTACTTAAGTCAAAATCGATTTCAGCAAAATACTTGTCGTGAAATTGATTATTTTGAGAAGAATCCGTCAAGTGAGTTAAAATACCGGCTATTTCTTCACCTTTTGGTGTTTCACTTATTTTATCTAATTCGTCAAAGTATATAACTGGATTCATACATTTACTATCCAGCAAAATTTGAACTATTTTGCCCCAAGTACTACCTTCATAAGTATAAGAATGACCTTCTAAGAAACTACTATCTGTTGCTCCACCTAATGCTATAAAAGCAAAAGGACGATTTAATATTTTACTGATTCCTTCTTTCACAAGACTCGTATTATGTGTTACAGTAAAGTTACCTAATAAATATCTGTGATTGCCATCTAGTTCAAAACCATAGTAATCACCAAATCCTTTATAAATAATTTTTATTCCGGTTACAGTAGTGTTTTTAATTTGTAAACGTTTTTTAGTAACTTTTTTTCTTAAAATTTTTACTGGAATTTCATGTAAATTATTTCCTGATATTAAAATTTTATAATAAATTCCTTTTTTTATTTCATCTTTATAAAGACAGCTACTATTTACTTTATTTTGATAAGCTGTAAATCCTAATGATCTAACTAAAAACAATATGTCATCAGATAACTGTTTATTTTTTTGTGTAATTTCATAAATTTTATCTTTATTAGAATAAGAACCATCTGTATCAATTAATCCTGCAAGTAACTCTAACTGAATATTTCTTTCGTTAATTTTATAAATTGTAGGAATATGTTTGTTATTTAACAATTTTAAATCTTTTAGTACTTGTAGGAATATATTTTTATTATTTCTAGAATCTCTATCTTTTCTGTGTAAATCATAACCTATTCTGTAAGTATATCCAGAATAGTATGTTAAATTCAAGTTATACTCTTGTAATTTGCTTCTCAAATAATGTAACACTATAGAATCCTGATTAGTAATTTCACTCTTACTTGATGTTCCGTCTCCTAACCAAACACCTATAATATATGGATCAAATGGAACAGGTTCAGGTGGAAAATTTACACCAACACTATAGCCTTTCAATTTTGAACTAATATAATTTGGTAATTCTAAAAGTGTTTTTACAGGGATTTCAATAATTTCGTTTTCTTCTTTTTTAGTTTGGCAATATTGTTGAGCTTCGGTAAAATTATTAAAACTTTTTGAGTTAATTTTATATGTTTTATTATTTAAATATTCAACTTTATATGAAGTAGTATTTTTATTTTCTATTTTTTTAATTTTATTTAATCCAGATGATTTTAAACATAAAATATGTTCTGAATTTACACCATATTTGTCACCCTTTACTGGTACTATATCATACAAGTCGTCTTGTCCACATCCTAATGATAATACATTTCTTGATGTAGAATCATCTCCCATCAATAAATCTCCAACTTTTATGTCTTGAACCATTTTGATAGAACCATCATACATTAAAATTGGGGTATCTTTAACTAGACATTTACCTGTACCTGGTGGACCTTGAATAGCAATCGCACTTCCTAAAGCGTTTGGATTTGTAATTAGTTGTCCAAGCATTTGCATAATTTGCATTTTTGCGTCATTTAAACCATGTACAGCATTATCAAGAATTTTCTGAGAATTTTCCATAAAATCATGGCATTTTTCAACTCCATCACTTATATTTATTGGTAGAGTCTGGCATTTATCAAAAGGAATTTTCATAAAAGTATCTACCCAGTTTTTTATCTTGTAATATTCACCACTTCCAGGTTCCATGTATCTTAATGAATTAATTTTTTTCATTGCTGCTCCTTTGAATAATGTTGGTATATTAGATTCTAGTAGAGTAATTCGATAAGGTTTTTCAACTCTAGTTATTTTATTTATTTCTTTCAACTCTTTAATAATTTTTTTTTGATTTTCCATATCAAGTTTTTCGAAAAAGGTATAGTCATTCATTACATTTTTATCTTTTATTATTTTTTTGAAAATTCTGGCATTACGATCTTTATATTTTTGTTCCTTTTTTTCAATCTTTTTTTTATTTTTTTTGATATTTTGTTCACACAATTGAATACAATCAAGTACTGCTTTATTTTCTTTATTTTTTTCATAAATTTCATTTAATTGTTTAAGTAATTCAGAATCATAATTATCAACTTTTTCATTTAAAATACTTTTACCTTTAACAACTAGTTGATTATTTTCTTCATTATTAATTACATCTTCTTTTTTTTCTTTTGTATGTTTTTTTTTGTCATCATTTTTAGATACCTTTTTGGTGTTTTTATTTTTACCTTCTGTTTTTACTTGTTCTACAACTTCGACATTATTTTCTTCTTCCTCTTCTTCACTACTACTTGAATCATCTGATAAAGGATCATCCTCATTTTCAGTTTCATAATTACTAATATCTTCCCATTCCTCATCATCGTCATATTCATCATCATATTCATCATCATATTTATCACCTCCAATAGTAAATATTATATTTACTTTTTCAGATTTTTTATCTTTTTTTGGTACAACTATTTCTGACTCAGAAGAATCTGAACTATATTCTTCCTCTTCATCTTCAAATTTCTTCTCCATTTTCTTTTTTTTATCTTTTTTACATGATTTTACTTGTTGTTTTTTAGAGATTATTTTTTTTTTATTCTTTTTAATTATTTTTTCTTCTTTTTTATCTCGATTCTCATATTCTGAATCTTCAGAATCTTCATCTTCTTCTTCATCCTCTACATTTAAATCTTTTTTTAAAACTTTTTTTAAATTATCACCTGCTTTTATTTTTTTATCTAAATAATTAGATGGAAATATTTTCGATAAGAACTTTCTATATTCTACAGCATCCATTTGATCTTCTTCTTCTTCTTCTTCTTCTGTTTCACTTTCTGAAAAATAACTACTTTCATCGCTATCTGATTGTTGATTATTTTTCTTTTTACGCGTCTGTTCATCTTTTTTTTTTGAACTTTTATTCTGTTCTTTTTTTATTAATCTTGTTTTATTTTCATGTACCATTTTTATACTTTATGATATTAAATTATTAATTTTAAATCAAAATCAATTTTTTATTAAATTCTTTTTTATTATAAGTAAAATATACTAAAATAATATAATAAGTTTAAATATAAATATATAAATATAATAATTAATATGGATATTTTTAATTTATTACAAAAAAATGACAGTCTTAATAGATATTATTATTATCCAAAAGTATATAACGACGAAGAAATTGAAAAAATTTTATTAATTTCCAAAAAATATGATTCCGAAGAAGGAAATATATCTGGAAGTGTTGATTATAATTATAGAAAAAGTAAAATAACTTGGTTACCTTTAAATGATGAAACAACATTTATTTATGAAAAAATTATATCTTTAATGAAAACGGCAAATAATCAAATGTGGAATTTCAATATTACTAGTTTAGTAGATCAGGTTCAAATATCAGAATATACAGATGAAGAAGTAGATAATCATCATGGTCATTATGATTGGCATATAGATTTTGGTGGATCTAGTAGTACTAGAAAAATAAGTCTTAGTGTTCAATTAACAGATGAAAATTCTTATGAAGGTGGTGACTTGGAATTTATGATTAACCGTTCTATTATAAAATCACCTCGTGAAAAAGGTACAGCTATACTATTTCCTTCTTATATTACACATAGAGTAACTGATGTTACAAAAGGTAAAAGGAATTCATTAGTTTTTTGGTTTCATGGTCCACCTTTTGTTTAATTCATTTTGTTTGTTTGCGTTCAATATTTAGATTTATTACTAAAAATAAAAATTTTAATAATAAATAAAATTGAAATTAAACAATCTAAATATTATAATATAAATATAATAAGTATGTCAGACTCAGCGCAAAATAAAACTTCTAAAATTATTGGAATTCAATTTAGTGTTTTGTCTCCCGATGAAATTAGAAAAGGTTCTGTAGCTGAAATAACAAGTAGAGATACTTACATTAATAATAAACCTGTTATTGGTGGACTCTTTGATCCTAGAATGGGTGTTTTAGAACCTGGATTGATTTGTCCAACTGATGGTTTAGATTATATGAAAACTCCTGGTTATTTTGGTCATATTGAACTTGCTCGCCCTGTATTTTATATTCAGTATTTAAGTAGTATTTTAAAAGTTTTACGTTGTGTTTGTTTTAAATGTAGTAAGTTACTTATTAGTAAAGATAATTATAAACAAGCGTTGAATATGCTTGCGGAAGCCAGATGGAAATATGTTTTTGCTCTAGCAAGTAAGGTAAAACGTTGTGGAGAAGATACGGAAGATGGTTGTGGATGTTTACAGCCTAATAAAATAAGAAAGGAAGGTTTAGCAACTATTTTTGCGGAATGGAAAGGGGAAGGTGCTGGAGCAGCTGCTGAAGTCATTAAATTAACTCCTGAAATGGTTTTGAAAATATTTAAAAGAATTTCAGATGAAGATGTTACTTTTATGGGTTTCAGTCCTTTATGGTCTCGACCTGACTGGTTTGTTTGTCAAGTCATGGCTGTTCCTCCTCCTGCTGTGCGTCCTTCTGTAAAACATGATGCTCAACAACGTTCTGAAGATGATTTGACACATATTTTAGTAAATATCATTAAAACAAATAAAACTTTACAAGAAAAAATACAAAATAATGCTCCAGCAAATGTTATTGATGACTGGTCTACTGTTTTACAATATTACGTCGCTACTCAAGTAGACAATAAAATTCCAGGTGTTGCGTCTGTTGCTCAGCGTTCAGGTCGTCCATTGAAGTCTATTAAAGATAGATTGAATGGAAAGGGAGGACGTATGAGAGGTAATCTGATGGCAAAACGTGTGGATTTTAGTGCTCGTTCGGTAATTACAGCTGATCCTAATATTTCTATTCGTGAACTTGGTATTCCAATGAAAGTCGCTAAAAATATCACAAAACCTGAATTTGTGAATAAAATGAATAAGGCTTTCTTGATGAAACTAGTTCAGAATGGACCAGATATTTATCCTGGAGCAAAGATTTTGGAAAAGAAAAATGGAGAATCTATCACTTTGAGATATGTGGATAAAAATTCTATTATCTTGGAAGATGGAGATATTGTTCATCGTCATATGATGAATGGAGATGCTATTTTGTTTAACAGACAACCTACTCTTCATAGAATGTCGATGATGTGTCATATTGCTCGCATTATGAGCAAAGGTGATACGTTTCGAATGAATGTCGCCGATAGACTTAGTGTTGGCAAAAGGGAGCATTAAAAGTGTTATACTCCCTAGTGAATAAATTAAATATATATTTAGGCAAATTAATTTAAAGATATTCTTATTATAAAATAAAATGGACGTAACAGATACAAAACCATTAGATAAATGTTGTTCAAAATGCGGTGAAATTAAAATGAAAGATAAGTTCATACCTAATAGAAATATTTGTAAAAGTTGTCGTAATGCTAAATGTAGAGAAAATTATAATAAGACAGTTGTTTTAGAAGAAGAATTACAAAGTTGTAATAATTGTGGTATTGAAAAAAGCAAATCTTCTATTATAAAAAATAGAAATATGTGTAATGAATGTAATAATGAAAAAAGAAGATTAAAATATAAACAAAATGAAGAGCATCGTAAAAAATTAATTCAAAAAGCAACGGAATATAAACACAATAAAGTTATAATAAGACAACAGTTAAAAGTAGAAGAACATGAAAAAATTGGACTTGATAATAAAGTATGTTCTAATTGTAATGGAATTAAATCAAAAGAAAATTTTAGATATAATCGATTAAAGTGTAAAGATTGTGAAAGAGATGAACCATTAGAAAAATTTAAAAGAGTTGTAAGATCAAGAATTCATTCAGCTTTAAATAAAACTAAAAAAACTATTGAATACTTGGGTTGTAACTCTACTGATTATTTAAAATGGTTATTAAATAATAATTGTAATTATACTCTTGAAAATCGTGGTAAAGAATGGCATATAGATCATGTAATACCGTTGTCTAAATTTAATCTTGATGATAAAGAAGAACAATTAATTGCTTTTAACTGGAGAAATACAATGCCTTTGTCTGTTAAAGAAAACCTTTCGAAAAATAATAAAATAATAAAACAACAGATTGAACAACATTATAAAAAATTAATAGAATATCATAAAGAAAATGAACTTGATTTGCCTCAACTATATATTGATTTATTTGCGAAACACCTTGATGACGGGAAACCCTTAAAGCGTACTCTACCACTCACTAGTGGAAACATTTGTGAGGAACACAGTTAATAGCTGTACCCAATGGTAAAAAAGTGTATGATGATTACTGAAAAGTATGAAATAGGCAATCCGCAGTGTTACTTCCTAACTCCGTTATGATAAGGACATGGAAGGCATTCAGAGACTGAACGGGTGTTGGTGGTTAATGATGGTGTAATCAACCTGAAACTGCTTAAGATACAGTCCGACCATCTGGGAAACCTTATGGAGTTTATCGACTAAACCGTACAATGCCGACTTCGATGGGGATAAAATTCATCTTGTCCTCAACAGGGAGCGTGAAAAGTGTGCTACTCCCTAGTTATTTGATATTTATTATGAATTTAAAGAATCAAATAGCAACGCATCCAAACTGCTGGAACTTCCTTAGAGCTTTCACTACCACTCACAATTGGAAACATTTGCGAGGAACACGATTAATAGTCGTACCCAATGGTAAAAATGTGAAAGATTGGATAATCAGCAACCAAGCCCCTAACCTCGTTATGGTAAGAGTATGGGGACGGCTCAGAGACTAGATGTTTGCGGGTTTTAAATGATGGTTTAACCAACCTGATGAAGCTCAAGGTATAGTCCGGCCTTACCAGAAATGGTAAGGATTCTCCTAACCCCGGAGATGAATCTTCACATGCCCCAAGATCCAGAATCCGAATCGGAACTAAGAAATTTGGCAGCAGTGCCATATCAAATTATTAGTCCAGCCAATAATGCCTCTATTATTGGTATATTCCAGGATTCCATGCTTGGGTCATTCCAGTTTTCACGAGAAAATATAACCTTCACACCAAGAGATGCTATGAATTTGCTAATGATGTTTAATAAAGTAAATCCCAAAGCACTCTTTGAAAAAGGAGGAGACATAATTACAAATTTCGATGTATTATCTCAAATTATTCCACCATTATCACTAAAATATAAAAATAAAATGTTTGTGGAAGATAAAGATGATCCAAAAACATCGAATAATATGATTGAAATAAAAAATGGAGACTATTTAAGAGGACAGATTGATAAAGGTGTACTAGGTGCTGGATCCAAAGGTCTAATTCAAAGAATATGTAATGATTTTGGATACATGGCATCTTCCGATTTTATCGATAATCTTCAAAATATAGTTACAGAATACATGAAAACAAGTTCTTTTAGTGTAGGAATTAGTGATTTAATATCAAATGAAAAAACCAATCAATCTATTATTCAAATTATTACAGAAAAGAAAAAAGATGTGAAAAATTTAATAGAACAAACACAAGTCGGTGTTTTTGAAAACAATACAGGTAAAACAAATGAAGAAGAATTTGAAACACGTGTAAATAATATATTAAATCAAGCAACGTCGGAATCAGGTAAAGTTGGATTGAAAAGTTTAAGTAAAGGAAATCGTTTTGTCACAATGGTAAATGCTGGTTCCAAAGGCAGTGATTTGAATATTTCCTTTATGATTTCCTGTTTAGGTCAACAGAATGTAGATGGAAAACGTATTCCGTATGGATTTGAGCATAGAACACTACCTCACTTTACCAAATTCGACGATTCTCCTGCTGCTCGTGGTTTTGTAGAAAGTTCTTATATTAATGGATTATCACCACAAGAGTTATTCTTCCATGCTATGGGTGGTAGAATAGGTCTTATTGATACTGCAGTAAAAACGAGTTCTACAGGATATATTCAGAGACGATTAATCAAGGGATTAGAAGATTTAATGGTAAGCTATGATATGACAGTTCGCACTAATAAAAATAAAATTGTTCAATTCGCTTATGGAGACGATGGTATAGATCCGACAAAAGCAGAAAACCAGTTTTTACCTTTAGTAACAATGAGTATTCAAGATATTTATGCTCATTATAATATTCCTGGAGACGCTACCAAGACAAAAACATTGAATCAAATATTTTTGAAAAATGTCATGACAAGATACAAGAAACAAATAGATGAATTTAGTGACTTATGTAAAAACATTACAGAAAATATGATTCAATTAAGAGGTGAAATTATTGAAAACGTATTCAAGAAAAAAGGCGATAGTTCCGTTCAGTGCCCAGTTGCTTTTCAGTATATTATTGGAAATATTCAAGGTCAATGTAGTATTACTAGTACTTCTTTAGTAGATATTACACCGTATGAAGCATTTAAAATGATTGAAGAAACTTATAGTAAATTAGAACAAATTTATTATGTGAAACCAACTAATTTATTCAAGACACTTTATTATTACTATTTGTCTCCTAAAGATTTGTTAATTGTAAAAAGATTCAATAAAAATGCTTTGACCTTATTACTTGACACCATTATCATTAATTATAAAAAAGCAGTTATAACACCCGGTGAAATGGTTGGATTAATTGCGGGTCAAAGTATTGGCGAAGTCTCAACACAAATGTCCAGCTTATCGTCAGAGAAATTAAAAATTATAAAAAAATCTAAGACGACAAATTTTTCAGAATTATTATCTGTAGAGATTGGACCTTTTATTGATAGTTTGATGGAACAAATTCCCGAATTTACATTTAATACTGGACATGTTAATAGTACCGAAACATTATTAGACAAATTAGAAGATGAATATTATATTATTGGTGTTTCAGAAGATGAAAAAACAAATTGGAACAAGATAAGTCATATAAGTCGTCATCCAGTAAATGGACAAGTAATGAAAGTAACAACTAGAAGTGGAAGAATTGTAGAAACAACAACTAGTCATTCACATTTAGTTAGATGTGATAAGTTACAAAAAGTAGTACCAATTACAGGTGCTGATATGAATATTGGAATGAGAATACCGGTTGCTAAACATATCAGTAATGACTTTATTCAAGATTCGTTAAACATTGGAGACAAAAACTTTAAATTAGATTATTTATTTGGTTGGTTTATTGGTGCTTATTTAGCGGAAGGAAATGTAAATCATTATGAAATTTGTATAACAAATATTTCAGAACAATTTATTCAAAATACTACTAAATTTGCGGAATTATGTAATAAAAATATACGGGTAAATAGTAGAGAATGTGAATATGGACCATCTACATGCTCTAAATTCAACTATAAAGAACTAGCTAAAATTTTATTATCCGAATGTGGCACAGGATCATTTGTAAAAAGAGTTCCTAATTTTGCTTTTACAGCTCCAAATGAATTTAAAGCTGGATTAATTCAAGCGTATTTTGACGGAGATGGAAATATTCAAAATGATAAAGACCATCATCAAATTAGAGTTTGTAGTAGAAGTAAACAGTTGATTAAAGATATTGCTTTATTATTGAATTATTTTGATATATTTGGAGTTATTAAAGAAAATTATACAAGAGGTTCTTTTATTTATAACTTGAATATTTCACCAAAATTCAGTATTGTTTACAAAGAAAAAATTGGTACTTTATTACATTCTGAAAAATTAGAGGCAATGATTAGTTATTTAGAAAGAGAAAGTTTGAAAATAGTTCCTGATCAAATAGATAAAATTAGTGGTTTGGAAGATATAGTAGCTCATTGTGGAAAAACACTTGCCTTACCTGGTCAAAGTCGTATTTATGGACATTACAAGCATAAAAACATAAAAAGTATTGGAAGACGAACATTAGAAAAATATATAAAAGTATTTAAATCTCACCCAGATTCTTACAAGATTCAGTCTGAAATAAAAATTTTAGAACAAGCTGTGAATTCAGATGTGATTTGGGATGAAATTGTAAATATTGAAATATCGACACCAGACCAGACAACCTTTGTGTATGATTTTACTGTTCCAGGAAATCAAACTTTTATGACGGATTATGGAGTGATAGTTCACAATACTTTGAATTCAGTTACATTTGAAACACCAATTATTGTAAGAAATCGCGAAGGAGATATCAAAAAAATTCAGATTGGTGAATTTATTGAAAAGAAAATTAAAGAAGCTACCAAGACAGAATATTATAAAGATAAAGATACTACTTACGCAGAGGTTGATGATTATTTTGAAATACCTTCATGTGACGAAGACGGAAATATTTTATGGAAAAGAATTGAAGCAGTGACAAGACATCCAGTGATTAATAAAGATGGAACAAATACGATGTTGAAAATCACAACTGAAGAAGAACGTGAAGTAGTTGCTACAAAAGCAAAGTCATTTTTGAAATTAGTAAATGGAAAAATTGTCCCAGTAGATGGAGATACTTTAAAAGTTGGAGATTATTTACCTGTATCCAAGAAACAAATTGATTTCAAAGAATCTACCAGTTTAGATTTAAAGACCATTTTACCAGTAACTGAATATATTTATACTTCAGAAGTTGAAAAAGCTAAAAAGGTAATGAATGAATATAGATGGTGGGCAAAACACCAAGGAACGACTTTTACTTTACCATATAACCGTAGTGATAGTTTTGTTGCCAAAATAAATGGAAAATTGAGAAATGGATGTAAAAGTAAAACAGAATTTACGGAAGGATGTGTGTATACATTACAAACAAATATGAATAATTATACAATTCCTGAAATAATTCCATTGGACTATAACTTTGGATATTTATTGGGTGCTTATGCTGCCGAAGGATGTATGACGCGATTTCAAATATCGATCGCAAATAATGATATAGAATATTTTAAACCTATTCAAGAATTATGTAAAAAGTGGAATATTACAACAAAAATATTTAAAACAGAAAATAAAAACCAACAAGGATGGACAAGTCAAGATTTAAGAATTTACAATACTGTTTTATGTAGATTATTGGATAATTTATGTGGAAAATTAAGTCATAATAAATTTGTTTCAGACAAGATAATATTTTCGAATAAAGAATGTTTATTGGGATTTTTAGACGCTTATATTGGTGGAGATGGATATATAGATACAAAATCCAAAATTATTTCAATGTCCTCCGTATCAAAAGAATTATTAATGGATGTTCAGCAAATATTGAATATTTTCAATGTATATAGTTACATAACCAAATATAAAAAACAAGAAACAAACAATAGAGGTAGTTTAGATATAAAACAATTATATAACCTTGAAATAAAAGGAGCGCAAATCTATGATTTTGCTAGTAAATTAAATATTAAATTAATATACAAGCAAGAAAAATTAATTGAATTATTAAAACATGAATATCAATATGAAATACATAGAAAAAATACTATTATTCCAGATGAAATAGACGGTGAACTTGAATTAAAAGAAAGAAATACAACTGATTATGTAGATGTTTTATTTGATAAAATTAAAAATATTGAAGAGGTACCTAATACTACAAATTATGCGTATGACTTAACAATTTTAGACACACGAACTTTCAACATCTATAATGGTCTCGCGATTTTCGACACTTTTCATTTTGCTGGAGTTGCGTCTAAATCGAATGTAACTCGTGGTGTTCCTCGTATTGAGGAAATTCTTACCTTATCTAGTGAACCAAAAAATCCATCTTTGACTGTTTATTTGAAATCTGAAGATGAAACTGATAAAGATAAAGCTCATACTATTATGTATATGTTGGAACATACCAAATTGGAAGAAATAGTAAAGTCTATAGAAATATGCTTTGACCCAGATGATTTAAATACACTTATAGAACAAGATAAAGAGTTAATAGAGCAATTTCGAGCTTTTGAAAATATGGTTGATGAATGTCAAGAAATGAATTTAAATACAGATGAAAATGAAAAATCAAAATGGATTATTCGTATGGAAATGAATCCTGAAATAATGTTGGAGAAAAATATAACAATGGACGATGTTAATTTTACTTTAAATAATTGCTATGACAATCAAATTAATTGTGTGTATTCCGATTATAACTCTGATAAACTTATTTTTAGAATAAGAATGAATGAAGTAATTAAATCTGGAACAAATAGAGGTGGAACTAAAAAAATAAAAGTAAATCCATTAGACCAATCTGACCAGATATATATACTAAAAAATTTTCAAGACCAGCTTTTGAATAATATTATATTGAGAGGAATAAAAGGAATTAATAAAGTTATTTTGAGAAAAATCAAGGATAATGTCATTGAAAAAAATGGAGTGTTTAATAAACAAGATATCTGGGTATTAGATACTATTGGAACAAACTTAATGAATGTCTTGGCATTGGATTATATTGATAATACAAGAACATTTAGTAATGATATTGTAGAAGTATTCGAAGTTTTAGGTATAGAAGCAGCGCGACAAATCATTTATAATGAATTGGTAGATGTAGTAGAATTCGATGGTACTTATATTAATTATCACAATTATAGTGTGTTGTGTGATAGAATGACATTTACTAGTAAAATGATTTCTATCTTTAGACATGGTATAAATAATGATAATATAGGTCCAATAGCTAAAGCTTCTTTTGAAGAAACACCTGAAATGTTTTTGAAAGCAGCTAGACATGCTGAGTTAGATACAATGCGAGGAATATCCGCAAACATTATGTGTGGTCAAGAAGGTTTATTTGGTACAAGTAGTTTTCAAGTAGTTTTAGATATTGAAGAAATGAGCAAACTAGAAGCAACAACTGAATATGAAAAAGAAGAAGTAGAAGATGAAATTGACAAGTTTTTCGGAGCACAAGAGTCTTCTACAAATGAAATATGTAGTTTAAATAATCTAGCAATTAGTAACAATGTAATAAGTATTAAACCTACTGATTTGGGAGGAAATAATGACTATAATCCTGGATTCTAAAAATATAATATTGATAAAAGTTATAATAAATAAAGTGATAAATAAGTGATAAAAAATTATAAAAAATAATATTAAATAAAATTTAATATTATAAATAATAACATGACCATTATTTATGATATTATTAAGATATTAATAAATGAAAATAATAAAATAGATAATAATAATGATCCAACTAAATTAGATAAAATGGAGATTCAATTAGTAAATATTTTATTAAATAGTTTTACTTTGTCAAAACATTACAGTATTAAAAAGAAATTTATATTTTTAAAACAAACATTAGATAATATTTTCATTGAAAATGATATAAAATTTTTTTTTATGGATAATATTCAAAAAATCCAAAAAATTTATTTTGCTTTGAATAAATTTGCTTTTCATTACAAATTTAAAAAATCTAAAATTATTGTGAATGAAGATTTATATTTAAATCCTATTGATGATAATTCTAAAAACATTATTTGTATTTTTCAAAATAATAATAGATACAAATTTATTTTAAGTGATCTTGTTAATATAATAAATGTCTGTTTATCAAACTCATCTTATTTTTTTTCAGAACCATTACCTTGTAAAAATCCATTTAATAATATTCCTTTTAATAAATCATCCTTATATAATATTTATTTTAGTATAAAAAATTACAACCTATCAGTTCCTAAACTTTTTTATTTTTATTTTTTATCTAATTTTAACTTGACGAAATTTAGGGAAGACTACGAATTTTATATACGCGAATATGTAATCAAAAATTATGTAGATAATAAAGATGTTGATGTTTTATATGATGATATAATAATTATGTTAAATAATACTTACATTAATCATTATAAAAAAATAAAAATCGATAATGGTTTTCCAAAAAAAAAGTTAGTTAAAATTATGAAACCTTATTTATTATTATATTTAACAAGTAAATATTCTTTAAATTTAGAAAAACAATTTAATTCTAATAGAATACTTAAAAATAAATTAAATCGATTTTTTAATTTTAATCCTAATTTTGGAAGAAAAAAAGTAGATTTGACTAAATTTTATTCACAAGAAAAAAAACGAATGATAACGAAAAAAATTAGTTATTTTGTAGATAACCACATTTCTTTTTATACCAATAAAAAAGACGACTTTTTAGAAAGTCATATAAAAATACAAGACGATTTAGAAGAAGAATATAATAATAATCCATCAAATTTTAATGAAATGTCAGATGATGATCAAGAAAATCATGTAGAATATTTTGAAAGTGATACAGATAATGATGAAGAAGAAACAAATAATACAAGTCAAAATCACGAAACCCTAAACATGAACATAGTTTCTAATACTTTTTTGGAAAACAGAATACTCCCAAGAAATTATGAGAATAACACGACTTTACGAGAATTTACTCATCATAGAGATATAGATAATGTTTTTTTTGATGAAATTTTTAATGAGTTATACAGTGAAAGACAATACGATAATATAAGATATTATAATGACATTTCAAATAATATTCTTGATAATGAAAATATAAATACAGAAAATCATTCAACAATGATAGAAGAAGAAGATGAAGAACAAAAAGATATAGATTCGATTAGTTAAAAGATAATTTCATAATTTATTTTATTTTTTACTAAAATATGAAATATGAAATATGAAATACGAAATATAAAGAAATAAAAAACAATAGAATTTATTATTTATGGCTTATTTTTACGAGTTGTTTTTTTATCAATTACTTTTTTGCCAGTTATTTTTTCTGTAATAGGTTTTTTCTTTTTTTCTTTTTTAACTGGAATTATAATAATATCTTCTTGTTCTAGATTACCATATTGATTATATTTTTCTTCATTTTGATCTTCTTCAATAACTAATTTTACAGGAAGTTGTGTTTGTATTTTTGGTTTCTTTTTTTGATAGTTAGTTTTAGAGGCTTTTATAAATTTTTCTAGATAATTTTCAATGTTAAAGTGACTATCTATTGCTTCTTGAATAGAATTGGAACATTCTTGATTTTGAATACTATTCAACGAAATAGATATTTCTTCTTTATCAGTAATAATAATTTTATAGTTCGGAACAGTTTCGATTCTAAATCCTGGGACTACAATAAAAATAAAGTTATCATTACTATCATCACCATAAGCTAAAAAAATATTTTTATTATATTCAGTTTCCAATAAATATTTATTTGAAATAAAAAAAGAAGGTATTTTATATTTTTCAATTAGCAACCATAAATCTAAATTAGTTAAAAAATAATTATCACTATAAATAAAACTTGAAAAAGTAAGTGTATTTGATTTAACTTGATCTCCAAGTATTTTTTTACCTTCAATAATAAGTATATCAAGTATTTTTTCTTTATAATTTGGTAAAAACTTTTTATATTCTTCGTATAATTCCATTTTTATTTCATTTACAGTGAACTCCTTATTTATTTTTGTTTTAAGTAAGTCAATAATGAAATTATATGTACAATATGCTGTACGAGTATACTCTTTTTCTTTATAGTTACTTGGAAAACATTTCTTCCATAAAGAAGACTTAATTTTATCTAAAACTTCTGTTTTACATGTGGTTTCATTTAATTCATTATTTACATTATCTACATCGACATCATTTTCATATACTTGAGATTTTATTGGTTCAGCTTGATTAAAACTATTATATTCAATAAATTGATTAACCAAAGCAGGAACTAAATTATCAAAGTATTCTTGATTCAAAAGACTTTGAATCATAAGTATTTCATTTTCTTTTAAATTATATCCAATAGTACCAAAAGACAGATAACTTTGTGGTTTAAACATAAATTGTTGAATTCTACTATATCTTATTAATTCATCCGACATTTTTCCATAATAGGTTTTATCATTATTTTTATTTGTAATGAGATTTTTTTCAGGTAAAATGAGAGAACATACATCATCCTTTGTTAAAACACAAATATTTTTCGGACAAGTATTTTTATTTTCAATAATACACGTTGTTACTTCCTCTATTTTTTTATAATATTCACTATTTCCTGTAAATTCTATTTTTTTTCCAACTAATTCTCGAAGCAAATTATTGATAGAAATCAATTTTTCAGAATAGATTAAATAAGGTTTAGAAATTTCCCTTTCTATTTTCTCTCTTAATTCGATATTTTTATAGTCATTTAATAATATTCTTATTGTGTTTCGGAAAACATTGTAAAAATTTGTTTCTAGTTTAATTTTTTTAACATATTCTACTCTTTCATGATCGAAATCATTTGAAGTCGTAATAATAACATCACTTGGAATAAAAGAATAATTATTATTTTTACTTTTCTCACTTTTATCGGAAATATAATTATCGTTTTCTATAGATGGAATATCACCATATAATTTTATTTCTGATAAAGGCAACGGTTTAGATATAGGAATAAATTGATTGGTTTCAGTTATTATACCTACTACATGTTCTTCCTCCACTATTTTAAATTCTGGTTTACATGGTATTTCATTGTGACTTTTAGAAGCTACATTTAATAAAAATTCTACTGTTTCTTCATAAGTATTCCATAAAGAATTATCAATCATAAAAGTGTAACTATATGTTTCATTAATAGAAGATGGTAAGCATGGTATGAATCCATGTTTTTTAGAACTAGAATTATTATTTTTATTTACAAATAAATATTCAGTTATTACTCCTATAACTTGACTGTTATAATTCACTACTTGTTGTAAAACACTACATTTTATTTTATATAAAATTTGAATCAAGTTATTTAAAAGTAAAGGTTTTTTAGCATGATAAATAGTTGGCATACTTGATAAAGGAACACACATATTTTGTAAATAAGGTTTAATCATTTTTTTAAATACGCCACGAAGCGTCGGTGATAAATTTGGGTCATACTCACTGAAAACTTTACTGATAATTTTTTTCTTTAAATCATTTTTATAAGAATATATTGGTTCGAAAAAATTTCCTTCATTTATTAAAATTAAGGTAGGTTTTCTTGTTTCATAAAATTCATTAGAGTAATGATTTGTTGGACATAATAATTCTATATTATTGGTTATATCATTATTTACTATTTTAAGAATAACTAGGTTAATTCCAGAATTGAAAAGATACTCATTTGGTTTACAAATAATATCCCATAAATAAGTGAAATCAATAAGTACCTCATCATTTTTTAAATAAGATATAAAGTTTTCAAAGGAGTTCACTACATTTTTGAAATAAGTTAATTCTATTTCTTTTTTAACATCTATTTTCGAATATAATTTAGAATTTGAATATTTTTCAATATTAGTTTCTTTGTTTAAGTTCATTTTGTAAAAATTAGTGGTTAAATTACCATTTTGATAAGTAATAAATTTATCTATTGTAATTGATGAAATAATGATTTCTTTCATTTGTTTAATTGTTGGTATTTTAAATAAATTACCATTTGCGTCTTTTCTTGCGTAATAAATAGCATCTGCTATACAAGCAATAAAAGATTGTTTTTCACTAACTTCAACACCATGACGTAATAAACAAGATTTAGACTCAATTATATTTTTTGAATCATTCTTATTTATTTGACAGGTAGATATATTAGAAGTTGGTTCATTTAAAAACTTTTGAATAGCAATTTGTAAATATCCCCAACGACCGCGAGATAATGGAAACTTGTCTGGACCCATAATGTATTCATCTGATTCTACTTTTTTTTGGTGAACTTCAGATTCTACTTCTTCCTTTTGTTCTTTAGTTTCTTGTTCATTAAGTTCAAGTTCGCTACGTTGACCTTCTTCTTTTTCATCCTTCTCGTCTTTTTCTTTTATTTCACTTTTAGGACCTTCTTTCATACATTTATCCCGACTAGTTACTCTATCTGGAGTATTCCAATTATTAAAACAACAAGGTAGACAAAAACCTTGTGGGTGACTATCTTCTTGAAAACCAGGATATTTTTTAAAAGTACCTTCTTTTCCTTTTGGAGGAGTATAAAATTCATAAATATAATAACCTGGTTTTACTTTTTTATCTCCTTTTGGCAATACTCTTCCACATGTAGGATGTTCTAAAATTTTATTTCCTTTTTCATCCGTTACTTCTTTTAATTCTTTTGGGTCTATAACAGTATTTGTTTTTAAACACCAGTATCGTGGACAAATGTAGTAAAATTCTTTTCCTTTTTCAGAACCATATTTAATTACATCCTCTTTTTTTAAAAATCCTTCATGTTCTTTATTTATTCTATCATATTCCTGTTTATTTAAAATAACAGGTTGACGTCTTGTACTAGATGGACATGTTCTAGAATAAGCATTGAAATTTTCATATGGTTTTGTTAAAATTAAAACCGGATCTCTTTTTTGAATTCTTTCTTGAAAATAATAAGGATTATTTATATTTAAACCATCTATATTTTGAACTTCATTTTCAATACTTTCTTCTGAAATGGTTTTTTCTTCAGAAATATTTGATAATTCTTCTTTGTTTGGAGATGCTATTTCAGGTGGAGATGCTATTTCAGGTGGAGATGCTATTTCAGGAGAAGATGCTATTTCAGGTGGAGATGCTATTTCAGGAGAAGATGCTATTTCAGGTGGAGATGCTATTTCAGGTGGAGATGCTATTTCAGGTGGTGAAGGAATATTTTGTGAAGGAGAAGAATCGTTGCTTTTTAAACTTTCAAACGATGATAATTCTTTTTCTGAAGAAGATGAAGATATTTCACCTCCTTTTTGAAAAATATTTTCGTCATTTTCCTCTTCTTCTTCCTCCTCTGAATTTATATCAAAAAATAAATCAAGTGCTTTTTGTGTTTTTTCATTTGAAATCTCACTTTTTAATTCATCACTATAGTTTACGTCTTCCAAATCTACTTTTTCTTCTTCATCTTCAGTATCTACACTAGATAACAAAATCTTATCACTAATTTCTTTTAAACTTGGAACAACAAAATCTATTTCCGAACTTATTTTGGAAGAACATAATTTATTTATCATTGAAGTAGGCATATCTTTTGATTTTTTATCTTGTGTTAAACGTATTAAAGAATCTAAATAAATAGGTATAGTAAATAAATAAAAAATATTATTAATATTTTCCACATCTATTGTTATTACACTACTAAATTTATCTAAACTTATTGTTGTTTTAAAACCAGGATTAACTTTTATTTCACTTGATGCTCTTTTAGCTCCTTTTTCAAGTTGACTTTCATTTATTACTTTTCTTAATAATTCCATAGCTTCTTCTAGTTTAATATCATTATAATTTTCTAATAAACCATTAACAATATCTTCATTTCTTACATTTTCTCTCTGCTTTTCAATAATATACGCTTCTTGACTTGTTTTTTTATTAAAATTGGATACTCTTTTAAATCGCATTTGTATATTTTTTTTTATATCCTCTTTTTCAATAATAAAAGCACTACTTATACAACTTTTTATAGAATTTAAATGAATATTTTTTGAAATTTGTATTTTACTTTGATAATGAATATTTTGAATTTCCACATTATTGTCTGTAAAACTATCAAATAAATTTATTTTATAACCGCTTTCTAATAAATAAGTTCTAACTTGATTAATAACAGGATTTACTAATTCGCGAAATAATTCTTCAATAATATTCATTGGCATAGCATTTATAAATTCTGAACTAATAATAATATTACAATTTTCGTCAAATTCTAAAATAATATTCTGTAAATAAGTATTTTCATTATTTTCAATATATACACTTACAGATTTATTTTTTCCAATTGTTTTTATAAGTTTAAATATAACTGCTTTGGATAAAAATGGTATTTTTCTACCATCTGTTGCTATTTTATCAGTATATAAACGATAAATATTTTCTTGCCTAGATGACGGGTTGTATTTTATTAGTGGGTTATGCTCATTAGCATTTATTATTTTAAAAATAATCTCTAATGGAATTTTTAATTCGTAATCCGGTTTCATAAGTACTTTAATAAATTTTACACCGTTTAAAACATAATTTAAATCAGTTTTTTTACTTTTATAAATATCAAAAAATAAATCGATGCTTTTAAAGTAATGGACTGTGTTTTCATTCCATAATTTTTTATTTTCGAATTCTAGTTTATCTTCGTTGGATTCTATTTTATCAATGGAATCGATATCTTTTATAAATAAAAAAGGATAATATAATTTTATAATATCTTCTTGTTTTACTTTATTTTTGAGTACATTTTTGGCAAGACATAAATAAATATTATTACCAACTATTAATCCAGTATCTAATAAAATATTACTGTTAATATTTAACAGAGATTTTGGAATAAACTTGGTGTTTATTTCATTTTCGTTAACAATATCAAACGGATTTGTAATATACGGATATTCTGATTTGGCCAATAAATCTGTTTTGCCAAGTGTAATATTTACCCAACATTTTTTTTCATTCAAATCGAGTGACAAAATATCATTATAATCATAGAATTCTTTATCTGGAATAGTAATTTGAAATGGTTCTCCATTTTCATCTCTAATAATGTTTAAAAGAAATTGTTCTAGTTTATTTTTTGTCAAAAGAGATTTATTTTTATTTACTTGATTAAAATCCTGTGAATAATTGATTTGAAGTAAAGACTGGTAAATTTTACTACTATTTAAAAGTATTTGTTTTAGTGAAAATAAATATATTTCTTCTATGGAAAAAGATTCTTTTCTTTCATTTATTTTATTCATTTCGTTAAATATTTTTAATTTAATAGAACTTATATTATCGTCAAAATGAATTTGTTCTTCTGAAAAAATAACTTGAATATTTTTAGAATTTATATTTTCTAGTTCTTCCTTATTAAAAATAGGTATTTGAGTATGTTTGTCAGTGAAAAATTCATTCGTTGGATCAGTCTTAAACAATTCATTGATTTTTTTAATAGAAATAGTCTCATCTTTTCCATAAAATACAATTATTTTATCTATTTTATTATCTTCTATTAAATTATTTACTTTATAAATTGAATTTACTTGATAAAAATTATTCATATTACTCATATATGTATATGTATATATAAACCAAGTATTATATTTAATAAATATTATATTTAATAAAAAATAAATATTATATTTTTAAGAACTATCTAATAATAATTTACAAAAATATACTACAAAAATATTTTATAGTTAAATAATATAAATGGGAGGAAAAGCATCAAAACCAATAGATAACTGTGAAAACTATAAAAATCAAATTAGAGAATTACAAGATAAAATATTACAAGAAAAATTAAAAAAATCAAAATCAACATATAATCCTGAAAATGACAATAATATATTACTTGCTAGAGTTGGAGGAGGAAAAAGAAAAAAAAGAAGTGTAAAAAATAAAAACCAAGCCAAAAAAACTAAAAAGAATAGAAACTAAAATTAAATTCTTATACAATTTAGAATAATATTAAAGTAGATTTACTTTTTTACTTTAGGTCATAATAAGGATTATCATTTATATCCATACCACAATACTGTTTTGGATTTTTTTTATAATCAACTGGATGATAAATATTTGCTTCTTTTGCGTTAATGAGAAGAAATTTAAAATTTTGCCAAAAATCTTGTTTATGTCCAATAGACGTAGTCATTATATGCGCAAGTTCATGAATAGCTACAAACGTTAAAGTATTTAAATCAATTAATTTGTCTCCATCTTTTGTCGTATTTAAACAAAAAGCGATTTTTTCTCCTTTATTTTCACTATATGCTGTTAAAGTACTTGTTGGCAATGTTTCGCTAATTTTTTTAGGATTGAATCCTTTGACTAGTTTTTGTACACGTTTATCATCTGGATATTTTTTTTTCATATATTCTACCAATTGTTTACATTTTTGTGTAACACTTGCTAGCAAATTTGCCGCCAATTCTAATTTTTGTCTATCTCTTACACAATATGTATTTCCGTCTTTTGAGGCAATAATACATTTTAAATTAAAAGCATCAGAATCATAATAAATTCTTAGACAAATTATTAAAATAAAAGCAATAAAAATGTAAAAAAATAAATTATCTACCTTCAACTTCATCTTATACTAAATAATTATTTTATTTATTCTAAAAATAATAATACTATTAGTTGTAGTATTATTATTATTTTAGTTGTAAAATAACTATTTGATAAAATATGACGCAAAAAACATTAATAATGGAATAAAAGCACCAAAAAAACACCATAATTCACCTGTATTATAAGAGAAAAAAACGACACTTAAAGCAAGAAATAAATAAGTAATTAAAAATAATACTAATGAATAATTAAAATTCGTTAAATAAAAAATATTAATTGCTAGTAAAATGAGATAATATTGCGGATTTGCGTATTTTATCCATGGCCATGAAAGATGACCGTTGCTTGTTCCTGTAACTAAAGAACTTGTAGATAAAAAGTGATTGTAACTTATTAATAAATTTATGAGATAAAGCATATTTAAAATAAATACGGGCAAGTTGAAATTTTTCATGGAAAAAATATTTATTGGTTGAAAGTAAAGTAACTTGACTATATACAAAATAAACGGTTGGCCAATATTAAATAATGGTCCAATAATAGTAGTAATTTTATTAATTCCTAATTTATTTTTCAAATCTATCCAAAATAAAAAATCCATGAATTGAATTCCGGCGATAAATAATAAAAAAATACCGAAAATTATATTTTCTTTTGCGAATTTTGGATTACCGTATTTCATTAATAAGAGAGAACCAACAGCTCCAATTGTAAATGTTAAAATAGATGCTTTGGCACTAAAGCACATATATAGTAAGTTTGGATTATTAAAATAAAAAACTTTTTATCAAAAAGTTTTTGATAAAAAGTTTATAAAAAATTGAATTGTTTTTTGGTTTTTATTTTTAACTTATAAATTATGTTTTCCCAACATCCTAAAGCGTTATTTTGGTCGATTAAAAATGAAAAAACAGCAAATGAAGTTAGATTGAATTCTCATAAGAAATTTTGGTTTGATTGTAATGAATGTGGTCATGATTTTGAAATAGAATTAAATAATGTAAATCAAAATGGATGGTGTCCTTATTGTGTAAATAAAAAAATTTGTAGTAAAAATAAAAATTGTATAAAATGTTTTAGTAAAAGTTTTGCTTCTGATAAAAAAAGTTGTTATTGGTCAAATAAAAATATAATTTCACCATATGAAGTTTTTAAAAATTCTCATAAAAAATTTTGGTTTAATTGTAAAGAGTGTGAACATGAGTTTGAATCAATATTAAGTGATATTTCAAAAAATAAATCTTGGTGTCCTTATTGTAGCAATAGAAAAATGTGTCTGGATACATTAAATTGTTTGACTTGTTATAACAAGACATTTGCTTCTATTAAAAGAAGTGAGTTTTGGTCAGATAAAAATAACGTAAAACCACACCAAGTTTTTAAAAGTACTGGATTTAAATTTTGGTTTAATTGTGACAAGTGTATTAATGAATTTGAAAGTAAATTATGTCATATTACAGATGGTTCTTGGTGTCCAAAATGTCGTTATAAAACAGAAGATAAATTTAATAAAATAATGATTCAAAAATACCCTTCTTTGAAATCTCAATTTAAAGTTTCTTGGTGTAAAGATAAAACTTATTTACCATTTGATTTTGTAATTGAAGATAGAAAAATAATTATTGAGCAAGATGGAGAACAACATTGGAAACAAGTAGCAAAGTGGAAAACACCAGAACATAACAGAAAAAGAGATATTTATAAAATGAAATGTGCAAATGAAAATGGTTTTAGTATAATTAGACTTTTACAAGAAGATGTTTTATTTGATAAATATGATTGGTTAAACGAATTAATTACTAATATTGAAAAAATTACAACTGAAAATAAGGTTCAAAATATTTATATGTGTAAAAAGAATGAATATAAAGATTTTGATATTTAGAGATTATTATGTGTATTTAAAAAATCATGGTAACAAAAGTTAAAATTTTTTTACTGAGGTCCAGCCCCAATTTCAAGCGGAACTCGCATGAAATCTGGCTGTATCGTCGATAAATTCCATATTCCGGTATAAACTTGAGGGTTTGGAGGTTCTGAACGGATTTGTAGGTTAGCATTTCTTAAACTTTGTCCAATAGTGTCAATACCAATATGATATCCAGCTCTCAACAAGTTAACGTTAGCCAGTTCACCTTTACCAGAAGGATTTAGTTGAGCCCATTGACTGTTGGTATCTTTTGGCAAAAGCTCTGAAGGATTTTGAATACCAGTGTTAGAACAAGAGGTCGGAATTCCAGGTTGACTAGATTGAATTCCATTAACCGATGCAAAAACTTCATTTTGTCCTAAAGGTTCAGAAGGTTTTACTCCTCCAGAATTCATTTTTTTCTGGGAAGAACCATTATTATAAACGGGATTCATATTTTGATTCATACTTTCTGAACCAGGTCTTCCTTTACCAGATAAATATTTTGCCAATACAGTAGCTCCATACGCAATAATTAATAAGATTATAATTGCTCCTACACCATAATCGTTCCATAGCTTTTTTAGAGAAGGACTCATTATATAAAATTAAGGATAAAATAATTTTAAGAATACATTTTTAATTAATTACAAATAACTTTTTACCTAAAGTTATAGACCTTCTAGTTGACTTTCCGAAACTTCTTCAATTTCATTGTCTATTTCATTATCACTATAATCCAATTCATCCAACATGTATAATTTTTTAATATTTTTTGCTTCCAAATATGCCATAATAGCTTTCTTTTTGGCTTCTTTTGCTTTATTACGAGCTTCTTTATATTTTTCATAATAAACTTCATTCGGTTTTTTAAGTGTAATTGTTTCTAAATCATTCTCTAAAGATAAATTAAAGTCAACTTCTTTTAAATCTTTATTATTATCTATATCAAATTCACTTAATTCTTCAATTTCTAATGGAACATTTTCACTATCTATCGAATTTTCAGTATTAATAATAATATTATCATAATTAGTATTTAAATTATTATCGAAATTGTTTTCTAAACTATTATCTAAACTATCTTTTAGATTATTATCTAAATTATTGCTTAATTTATCGTTGTTCTCTAAACTATTTTCTTTTTCGTTATTACTAAAAAAATCTGGTTCTTGAAAAGTAACATTACTTTTTATTTCATTCATTTCATTAATAATTTCTTTTTCTAAATCTCTCATATTAATTTCTTCCTTTGAAATAGATTTTTTTTTATAATCAATACCAGTTTTAATAAGACAATTTTCAAAAATCGGTTCGTCGTTTAACACCATAATTTGCTTTAACTCTATTTCAATTTGAAAATTACGATTTGTAAATTTAATACCTTGTATTTCTAAAATAGAAATAATATTACTATCAGATGTAACATCATCTATAGATAAAATATTTTCATTTTCATTATATATTTTTATAATTGGCATATTATTTGCCGAATTATTTTTAATATTTGTACGTACTAAATAGAATTTACCAGATTTGTAAATACGAATAATAGAACTGAATGCCGATTCAATGTCGCTTAGTTCAAGTTTAGTTTGAAACCACGATTCTGATTTTTCGTAAATAAGTTCTTGACATTTAGTTTCTAATTTTTCAAACCAATGAATTAATGCTTCTGAATTATTATCAAACATCAAGTCACAATGAATTTTTTTACCAGTTTTAACAATTCCTTGTTTACTTAAACATTTAGTCGTTTGAATATAAAGTGGTTTATTGATATGATTAATTTTTGTGAAATAAGCACCTCCTTGAATACTGGTTGGAAGTGCTAAAGTTAGTTTAGAAAAATCAAAAGATTCATTTGGTTCTATAATATTATCCATTATTGGAACATTAGAAAAATTTAAATCTAATAACACGCAAAAAAATCATTTAATTTTTATAATTATTATTTATGAAAGATTCTTTAGTTCAACAATGTTTAGACATTTTAAAAAGGGAAGATATAAAAAATGAATTAAAATTATTATTTAGACCAGTTTTTAACTATATTTTATACGAAGTTAACCCTTATATTTATATTATTATTACTTTGATATGTTTAATTTTTGTAATAATTTTAGTAAATTTTATTTTATTAGTAATAATTTTGCGTAACAAACAATTATTTCCTAAAATATTATAAAAAAATTTCTTAGTATAATGTATATGGCAAAAGTTAGAAGTTCAAAGAGAAGAGGTGGATACTTTGGTTTAGGAAGTGTGATAAATACTGCTATGGTTCCTGGTTCATTATTAGCTCTACAACAAACCTATCGTAGAAAGAAACACGGTGGTAAACGCAGTAGAAAAAACAGAGGTAAGAAAAGTAAAAGAAGACATTAAATTAATTTATCCCAAATAATTTATTTAACTTCAAACAAAAGTGATTTATATTATTTTTCTCCATAAATAATATAAATGAAGTACAGTAGAAGAAATCACAAGTCTAAAAGAAGAGGAGGTAATGTAGGAACAACGGTTAATTATGGAAATGCTTCTAACTGGATGCTTAATACTGTAGGAACCGCAAATAAACAATACGATAACGTATTTAGTGTAGATAGTCCTTTTCCTGCACATGGAAACGCCATTGTAAGTTTAGATGGAAAACACTATGCTGGTGGAAAACGCCGATATAAACACTCTAAAAGAGCTAGGGGTGGTAATTTAGCACAAGTTATTAATCAAGCAGTTGTACCAATTGGATTGCTTGGTCTTCAACAAACTTATAGACGAAAGAAGGGTGGTAAAAAAGGAAGTAAAACACGAAGACATCGTCGTAAATATTAAATTAAAAATTTAATTTATTAAAAATTTCTGTAAAAATAATTTAATATTATTTGAATATTTATTTTTTGGTGTTTCATTTAAAACATCATTATATTGAGAATGAATATGAGGATCTTTTTTTCCTCTCATAGTTCCAGTGTCATCTTTGGGTAAACAAAGTTTTCTTTTAACATAAGTTTCTTCAGACTGATAAAAATAATGTGCTATATAAGAAGCAACATTATTAAAAGAAACAGGATTATTATGAAAATAAAATGGTTTGAATAAATCCATTTTTTTTCCGTCAATGTTATACATTTTATTCTTATTTTTCATATTATAAAAATGAGGATTGCCAGCATATTTTACTTCATTTGGTCTTACAAATGTTTTTACATGTTGATCTAAATTTTCTTGTGATTTTACATAATTTTCTATAATCAAACCGGACGGTTCTTTTATTATATGACTAGTACCAAACATTAACCAGTTAATAGATAATGAATGCGCAAAACTGAATTTATTCAACATTTGTTTCACACCATTATAGTTATTTAGAATAATGAATTCATCAGCATCTAAATAAATAAACCAATCAGCTTGAATTAATTTAGCAATACCAACTGCTTTATTCATTAATTTAAGTTTTACAGGATTATTTAAATTACATCTTATAATTTTTACTCTTTTATCAAAATTATGAAAAACAGATTTTAATGGTATTATAGACTTGTGATCAAAAATGATAATCAAGTCAAAACCTATTAATAAATGATGTGCTGCCCATTCTCTCATGTTTTTTTCATTTCTAGCATTTGTAAATAAAACAACTTTTTTTGTTGGTCCATAAATTGTTTTTGATATATTTTCAAGATTTTTTTTATTTTTTAAAAAAAACATGAATATAATATTAGATTATATAAAAAATGAATTTTGAAAACCAAATTAAAGAATGGGTACAAATTGATAATCAGTTAAAATTGCTAAATGATAAAACAAAGACACTTCGTGAACAAAAAAATAAATTAAATGAAAATATAATTAACTATGCTAATAAAAATGATATTTTTAATTCACAAATTCAAATTAGTGATGGTAAACTTAAATTTGCAAATACAAAAATACCAGAACCATTAACATTCAAGTATTTAGAAAAATGTTTAGGAGAAGTAATACGAAATGAAAATCAGGTAAAACAAATTATGGAATATATTAAATCAAAGAGAGAAATAAAGACTATTACTGAAATTAAGCGATTTTCTAATAATTAAATTATAAATAAAGTAATTATAAATAATTACTTTATATATAATTAGTAAATGAATATATCATCAGACGATTTAATTTTTTATAAAGATGGAAATAAAATATATAGCGGTGGATTTAGTGTTAATTCTGTTTTATTAAAAAAAGGACATTCCCCATTTATTACTTTCAATAATAATCATAATACACAAAAAGGTGGTTCATATCTAGAAAACGAAGAGTTAGAAAAAAATGGAAATAGTAATAATGTATCTGATTTATTTAAAAATTTTGTTGTTCCAAGTGGATTACTTTATTATCCAAATAAACAAAATTATAATTATGAAAATGATAATCAAGCAGATAATTTAGATACTATTAATTATGACGACGACTCTTCTACAGATGAATATATTAGTGACGATTTACACGAAAGACTTTTAAATTTAGCATCCAAAGATAATAAAAACCTAGCTAAAGGAGGTTCGAAAAAAAAACGTAGAGTAGGAAATAAAAGTACTAAAAAAAATAGAAAAGGTTAAAAGTATTGCTCCTATATTTTACTCCATGAATTATAATTAAAAGGAGAGACTAAAATATCATCTACATGATCTTTCCAATAATCTACTTTCTTTTGAAAAGCTGATTCATAAACTGTTTGAGGATATGGGCTACTATTATCCATTAAATATTTTTCTTCATTGGTAATTTTAGGTTTGTGGCCATAACAATTTATCCCAAATTTGACTTCTTGGTTCGCAATATAACCTCCATTAATTCCAGGTCTACCACAGTCATGTTCATGACCTTTGATATTTTGTAGTTGATCAAACGTAGATTTTTGTGTAGGATATAAAGCCATTTGCCCTTCTGACCATCCGTAGTTACACCACTCCGCACCACTATTATAAGCATTTTCAACTTGTTCATATGTTGCTAATTTAGCACCGTAAGCATCACAAATAGCCTTTGAATCATTATAACTGTAATAATTACCTGGAATATTAAATACTTCTTCTATTATTGGAATTTCAGGTATAGGCGTAGGAGTATTTGGAACTACTGTTTGATCAACCACAACATTTACAACCGGTTGTCCAGAAAATAAACCTGTAATATAAGTAATTAAATTAATTCCAAAAAAATAGGTTAAACCATTAATAACAAATATAATAATAACTAAAATTATTACAAATATTGCTAGAAAATTTGTTGATTTAGAACTCGGATTATTATTACTACTTAAATAATCTGTAGTATTATTATTTTTTCCTAAAGAATAAAAAAAAACAAAGTATATAATGATAACCGCAAATAATAAGATGTAAACCATTGGATTCATTAAAAAATTATTCACATAGTTATACATATTTAATGTTTCTCTTGTAGAATCTGTACTAACTTCCATTATATATATTAGTAAGGTGATTTTTTTCTATAAAACAAACAGTATGCTTTTTGTGTTATGAGTGATTCTATCAATCCAACCTCAGCTACAGAGGTATCATTAAAATGATACCATTTATTATTAGCATTTTTTACATAAGAAGTGTAATGTCCTCCCAATAAACCACCACTATGGTTACATATTCCAAATAAATCATAGACATAAGATTCTTTTTTATATCCTAAAACATATTTGGAAAGATTCAAATCCTCTAGTGGAAAAGTAATTAATACTTGATTTTTTAAATGATTTGACTTAAATCTCTTTAAGTCAATAACTAAAATAGTTGGAAAACTCCAAAAACTAATTTTTTTTTTAATATTTTCTTTCTCTCCTTTGGTATTTATCCATGAGTTTTCTCCTTCTAATATTTCTCCTTCTGAATAAAGGTTAAAACAATCATATAAAGATGGGTTTTTATTATTTTCTGGAATTGGTAAATCAATAATGAAATAAGGTTCAGGATTATACGTAATTACATTTCCATTTTCTAATGAAATAATTTCAGATACATGAATACCGTAAAAAATATTCCATATTTCAGAATATTCTTTAGAGTACATTTGCTTAATCATTTCATAACATTTTACAGCTACTTTATCTGTTTCATTTTCAACATCACCATTGATAATCATACTTACTTCTCTCGAAAGAGCATTATGAAAACACTCTATTATAAATAATAAAAATTCAGGTAAATCATTTTGTTGAAAACCTGTAAATAAAGCATTACCTTTTAAGTTTGAAACTTTTTGAAGAATAGCTAAAAACTTTCCAGGTGAAACTATACAATTTTCTTTCCATAATAGTTGACGTAAATTATCCCATTCAATGATTAATGCTGAGTCGGCTATTTTATTCAGTCTTTTTTTATATGTTTCTTTTTCAAGAAAATCGTTTAATTCATATGTATGAGATAAAACTTGCATACAGGAATTCATAAAGCAAGTATTACCCAAATTTGTTAATCCAGATAACCCTTTATTTTCATATTTTTTATTATTCATCTTTGTAATTATATATTATTTGAATGTTAAATATTTAAACATATTTTTTATATAATTATATTATTATGTCATTTAGTAGCGTAAATAGTTTTAGAACTAGAAACAATAATAGTAATAATAGTAATAATAACAATAATACTAATAGTAGTGATATAAATTCAAGGTTCTGGAGGAATGAAACTACAAATTTGAATTATAATCAAAGATTATTATTAGATACTTATTTAGGTATGTATAATTCTACATTAAGACAAATTGATGCTTTATATGATAATTTAAGTGACATTAAACATAATATTGACTGTATTGTAGGATTAACTAGTGAAGAAAGTAACAATGAAACACGTGAATTTAATTATCAACAAAATAATAATCTAAGAAACAATGTAAGAAATAATGTAAGAAATAATATTGATAACGATGATTCTCAACGTCCTAGTATAAGTAGAATATCCAACTACACTAATAATATAAGTTTACCTCTACAACAATCAAATCAAAATAATTTAAATGATGTGATAAATCTGTTATTTAATTATATTTCACCAAATTCATTGATTCCTACTTCCGAAGAAATTTCTCAAGCAACAAAAATAATTAGATATTCCGAAATAGAAAATCCAATCAATGATAGATGTCCTATTTCACATGAAATATTTGAAGACGATGATATTGTTACTCAAATAATTTTTTGTAATCATATTTTTAAAAGTGAAGAAATAAATACATGGTTTCAAAGAAATTCACATTGTCCAGTTTGTAGACATAATATTATAACTACTAATTTTAATACTAATGTTGTAAATAATTCAAATACTATATCTTCAAATCCTTCTTCTGGTTCTAATCCTGAAAATGGTGTTGCAAGTGGTGGAATTGCCACAAATCCTACAATTTTAACTGATAATATTATTAGTAATATTCCATCCATAAATGAAATATTTACTAACTATGGTTATGATATTTCGAGTAATTTTCTTTTATTTGAAACGGTGTATAGAAGGATTTAAAATAAATTAAATTATAGTAATTATAATAAAAATTATAAAATAATATTAAAACTATTTTATAAATAAAAGAAAATGGTAAAAAATAAAAGAAGTTATAGCAGTCTTACAAATAATAGTGATACAGAAGAAACCAAAGAAAAAGAATTCAATAATACTTTAAATAATAATCAAACACAAAATCATAATCCTGATTTAGAGTTTAAAAAAAGAGAGAAAATAGAAGAAAAAAAATATTTCCTTGTTAATTATTTATTAAAAACAATGAAAGTAAGTATTAGTATTTATGGAATTTATATTTTATGGATATTTTTACACTATGTTTCAGCTCATCTTTATACCAACTATTGTGTTCCAAATACTATTTATGGAATAATTATTTCTCCTATTTTGACAACGACTCCTCATTGTCAAGGTTTAAGATGGATTATTTATAATGGTGGAAATCAAATAAATAACATGTGGATTACACTCGGTTCATGGCTATGTTTGAAAATATTATATTAAGATGACTAATAAATGTATAAAACAAATATAATATTTTATATTTAAGCGTGTATAATGTAAAATATTATATGTTATAATTTTTATTTATTAGAATATTATAAATGGAAACATATTATGTCAGTTCTTCTAACAAATATAATTTTATTAATTTACAAGAAAGCAATAAATCCATAAGTGAATTACAAAAAATTATATTATATACGCCTAATTTTTGTCGTGATCAGCAATCTATTTCGAGCAGTGAACTAAAAAGTTATATAGTTTCGGGTATATCTTTTTTTACAAGAAACGCATTAAATCAAGTTACAGGGTTAATTAATTTTGATGTTAATGGTACCATAATTAATATATTAGGTATATGTGTTCCAGGATCTTCTCAGGGTATCGGATCTTATTTAATTAATTTAGTAAAAAAATTTGCTAAAATAAATAATATTTTAAAGATTAAACTAACATGTTATGATAATTTGAAATATTTTTATATGAAATTAGGTTTTAAAGTAATGAATGAATCTACTTTTTATGATTCAGATGAAGATAGTGATGAAGATAATAAGGTAAGATATGATATGATATTTGATATGATTAATTATACTGGAGGTAGAACTAAATATAGTAATAAGAAAAGAAAGAGTAAAAAGAAAAGTAAAAAAAGAAGGACACAAAAATCAAGAAGGACTATTTATTAGTATATGTGGTTCTCATTTCATAAATTGTGAAAATGAAAAAATGTGTAAATGAGAAAAAAATGTAAAATTAATAAAAATTAAAAGTGAGAGCATTTATTTACTTATTTGCTTATCTTTTTTATTTTTTTATAAAGAACTTCATCAAAGTTTGGTTACCTTCTTTACCATTATTTGTTTCGCGTAAATATTCATCAAACAACATTTTTTTCACTTCTTTGTTTTTAAATTGTTCCAACTTACTTTCAAATTTATCTTCAGGTGTAGTTTTTTTTAAACTTTCTACATCTTTTTTAAACTTGGAAAGTAATTTTTTTTTTGACTGCATTTCCCATATTTTTTCTAGAACGAGTGCAAATAATTGTTGTACTGGTTTCATAATTTGATTAGTAATATAAAAGGAATAATCAATTTTTAAACCATTTTCTTTAATAAAAGTCGGTGTTTCAATTTTTTCTCCTTGTAATGCTTTTTTATTATTATTATTTATATAAACAAATGGTATACGGTCACCAGAACTTGGTTTATTACCAGGATCTCGTGCTGTTATTCTATCCGCAAGAACTTTATGAGCAATTGAATTCGGATTTTTATATCCTGAACGCAATGATTTAGTTATTACTAATTTATCCATTGGATATTTTTCTTCAATGATATTTTGTAAAGAATTTCTCAGAAAATCAATTGCTTTTTGAATATCTTTTTCTTTCATTAAAATATCTATAATGCCACCATAAATATCTTTTACAATTGGAGCATTATCACGTCTTTTTAATACAATTCCCATTTCTTTTCTTTTACATTTATTTGGGTCATGTTCGTAAAGCATACCAACATATCTTTTTTTAGATAATAAACAAAACGGCATAAATGTTTTTTCATACTCTAAATCATGTGGTTTTTTCAAAAACTTTGATGCTAAATGACCAGCTTCTTGAGCTAATTCAATCGTAATTTCAAGTGCTTCTTTTCCTCTAATTGGTTTTCCGTCTGGTGTTTGTAGGTTAAATGTAAAGAATACAGAATCCGTGTTATGAACAATCATATTTCCAACTCCAGCAGCAAAGTGATGATTTTCTGTTGTTAAATCATAAACATAACCTTCATAAGGAATTTCTTTTTTTAAAATAATTTTATTCAAAATATTTTCATCAAATAATTTTGATCTTTTTATAATTATTTCATCATTTTTATCGTTATAAAATAATTTAAAATATATATTTAGGTTGTTTAAATAGTTAGCATATAATGCCAAATCAATCATATTTTTACTTGAAACTAATTTGTAATCATGTAATTTTTTAAACACAGGATTTTCATTTTTTATATTTTGCTCCACTTTTTCTAAAAGTGGATTATGTAATAATTCATCTCCTATTTTTACATCATTTGGTGAAATTTCATTTCCGTTATTTAAAATCAACGAATGATCATCTGTTACATCAACCAATCCAGTATGGGTTAGAACTCTAATCATTTTTTTATGACATGCCAAATTATGTCGAATAACACACTCTAATTTTGTCCATCCTTTTTCACTCCAAGTTTCAATATTTTTTTCATTCAATTTACAAACTTCTTTTTCTTGTTTTCCTTCTTCTACACAATGTATCCATTTATTTTCACCATATTTTTCAGCTAAATGTTCAATAGTAACTATATCAATAATGTCATTTACTTTAACATAAATTGGAGTATAATTAGCAACACTATCACCATATATGTACTCAGCTTTCGATAATACTGGTCCATATTTTTCTGTTTGACAAATTGCGTTTCCATATGTTTCTTCAATCATTCTTTTTGCGTATGTCAATAGTAATCTTCCAGTTGCTGTCGTAGAAGCAGCAACATCTTGTTCATAAAAGGTACTTGTAATAGCACCACACTGTCCATAAAGAGAATTAGCAGTTACTTTATAACCAAGTTGTCTTTTATCCAATACATTTTTCATAAAATCATCTGTCTGTAAAGGAATTAATTTTCTTGTTGACTTTCTTGCTGCTAACAATTCTTCCAAAATAGAAGGCATAATTGCTTTACCTTTACTTTCCGGAAATTGCGCAAAACGACATATTTTGTTTCCAGACTTTATTTTTTCTGCTGATGCTGAAGGTGTTTTTCTCACATATTTATAGGTATCGTACGTAATATTCACATATTCATAATTTGGCAAATTATCATAAATAAATTCTCCAGTTTTATTTTTAATACCGGTTTCACTTATTAGTTTACCATCTAAATCAAATTCTTTTGTCCAAACCTTACTATCATGTGACAAGTTTTCACTAATCATAGAAGAAGGGTACAATGAAGCATAGTCTACACATGCTACTGGATTATCTAAATATAAATCGCATTTAGGATCTAAAACAATAGCACCTTCATACCCATCTTCATTCGAACCTTTATCTAAAACAGGAATCAATGTACTTTTTTCTCGGCATTTTTTAGCAATATAACTAGTTAGTTTGATTCCTTGACCACGCATAACTAGAAAACTAATAGGAACACTACAAATTTTTGCCATTTCTACATAACCTGTAATAACATCTACTTTTCTCAACAAGTTCTGAACTAGGTTACAATCCTGAATACAATACTTTGCTATTATAGCACGATCTTTTGCTGAACCATTTGTCATTCGAAAAATATCTTTCGGTGTAACATCATCTTTAGCAAGACACCATCTCATTTTCTTATTTTCATTAAATACAATTGGATTTTCAATAATAAATTCAGAGTTTTCTTTTATAATTTTCAATACTTTAAATTTAGCACCATTTTCATAATAGTCAATAGAGTGACCAATTTCTTCAAAATGAATATAACTATCTTCTGATAATCCAGTCAAATTCGTTGTTTTAATAAGTGTTCCGTTATTAGAAACATTTTTTATATAATCTCCAATAAAATGACCAGCAACATAATCTAATTTATAAGAAGTCAAATTTTCTTCTCTTCTAAAATAATTATATAAATCAATTTGTAGTCTTCCATTCATTTTTATATATCTTAAATCATGCTGACCACTAGCAATTTGAATTGTACTTTCTTCCAATTTATAAAAATCCATTTCTTTTCCATTAGAATCTTTTGCTTTATTTGCACAAATTTCATCAATATTTCTTGATAATTTTAAAAAGTCTTCTACACAATCCAACTCTTCTGCTCTTTTAAACATAAACTGGTAATCAAACCCAAATATATTGTATCCAATAATAATATCCGGATTTTCTTTTTGAATAAGTTTTTGCCATGCTAATAAAACATCTTTTTCATTAGTATAACTTTCTATCACTGTATTTTCAGATGACAACTCATCGCATGTATTTAAAGCTATACAATGATTTAAATAAGGTTCAACTTCACCATATTTTATAAAAGTCGAACCAATAAAGGTTACTTTATCTCCTTCCAATTCAGGAAATATACAGGATTTCTTATTTGCGGATTCAATCATTAACATCATGCCAGGTGTTAAAGAAATATTAATTTCATTGATTTTTTCTTCTCTAGATATTTTTTTATTACATAAAATATCTATTATAGTAGCATTTTTATCGATCGTTGTTTTATAATTATTATTTTTATTTATATTAGCATCATCTTCATCTTCTTCTTCCTCTACTCTATGAAATAATTTTTCAATAGTATTTATTTTTTCTATATTATTTTTTTGATTTGAAAATTTTAGATTCAACCATTTTTCCGTCATTTCTTCAACTTCACCACGATTTTTTGGAACTTGATTCGTTTTTGGATAAACTAAATCAATTTCTTCCATTTTTTCATAACCAAATGCTGATAATAAAATACGTCTTAAAATATTTTTACATAATTCAGGATTTATTTCCATTAATAAGTTATCAAAATAATCGACTATATTCGTAGCTAGTTTTTTATAAGATTTGACTGGAATTGGAAAATCACCATGACTACTACTTGCTTCTATATCAAAACTACATATTTTATAAGGAACCATGGTTTCTTTATCATTCAAAGCTCGAATATTTTTATAATCATCTATAATAAATTCAAAAGTACAAGTTGTGGATTTTGATCCTCCTTTTATTTCTCTTGTTGTTTTATTAGGAAGAGCAACCCATCCAGATGGACTAATATCTCTTATATGAAAGAAACGAAGTAATGCAGGAATATTAGCTTCATATAATTCAGTATATGTATTTTGAAATAAATAGCCTTTTTTCAATAACTTATGACCTTCGTTATAACTTGAATACCATAAATTTTTTGTTTTATTTAAAGAATTCATATTTGAAAATACTAATTTAATAAACTTGTATTCTTTTCCAGCATCAAAACCATATAATTTTTTTCGTTTTACTATAATACATTCTTTTTCTTTTATACAATTTTCACAAAACTTACCTATTTTTGTCTTGATATTTCGAATAAATTCATTTTTCATTGAAATGTCCCAATGATCTTCCACTAAAACATAAAAGAATGGTTGAAAATTTTCTACAATAATAGAACAAGTTTCACCTTTTTCATTCAAACCAAACATTTGTATTTTAAAAGTTGAAGAGTCTGTAAATATTCTTTTTTCTTCATTACTACTATTATCACTTTCTTCTTTGTTGTTGTAAACATTAAAGTCAAATAATCTGAATATTTGTTCCATTTTTAATTAGTTAGTTATATTATTGAATTCATGTCATATATTTAATTCAATTTTTTAAAGTAAATAGATTTTTATATTATTTTATTTTTTACCCTTTTTGCGACTATATTTACAATATTGTTTTTGAGAGAATCCTTTGGGTCTTCTACAATTAATACTTTTTTTATATTTCAAACTCCATTTTCTTCTTTTTAATGTTTTTTTTCTACCTCCTGTTTGTATTTTTATTTTACTTTCAATCCAGTTAATAAAAGAATCAACACTTCTATCTTTTTCTTTTATATGTGTACAATCTTCGTAATTTTCTTCTACATTATTTTTTAAATATATCATTGTTGGAAACCCAGCCGGTTTATTTTTTATATTTTTTATTTCATCCAATACTTCTTGGTCAACATCAGCAACTACTACATTATCATTATTTTTATATTTATTTTCTAAAACATTTTTTATTTTACTCCATTCTGGTCTTGTAGAATTACATGGACCACAACCTTCCATGTATATAAGAACAAAAACATCTTTCCCTTGTTCGATATATTTATCTAATAAAGATGCATTTTTATTTTTATTTGTAGCGTCAATATGTAAAAATATCATGTATAAATAATGACTAGAAAATTAAATATACTTATTTTTATATCTACTAATATTTTTTATATCTAAAATTATACCAAACAATTTTATCCTAGTTAAATATATATGACAATTATCCTTTTATTATTCATTATTATATTTTTAATTGGATTGTATTTTTATAGTAAATATAATGATCCGATTTTTAAAGAAGGTTTAACCAATAGTGTAAATATAAAAGCAAACTGTCCTAATTTATTAATACAAAAAGGTACTAAATTTTTTCTTTATAACTCTAGATTAGTAAAAGTTCCTGGCGTAAATCCAATTGAATTTAATAATTTAGAAGAATATGTGGAATTTTTAGATTGGCAAAGAAGTCAAGGAATTAAGTGTCCTGTTTTATATTTACAGAAATCTTATGATACTCAAGGAAATGTAGTTTATAAAGCTAGACCAAGTGTCATGGAACCTCAAGGAGGATTACCTCCTTCCTCACAAGGAGCGTCATCGCAGGGGATATTACCATCTTCCCTTTCACAAAACGAAACACTTTTAGTTGATGCTACACATGATGATAAACCATATAATATTAATTCCTATCCAGGATTCGATGAAACATCTTATTATGTTGGAACAAAAACACCTTTAGATAAAATGAATGAAATTTCTGAAAATATGTTATATAGTCCAAATGCTATGGATCCAAATTGGGGCGGAGCTGACTACACACAAGATCTAATTGATAAAGGATTTTATAAAGATAATAATGTAAGTTTGTATGTAAATAAATAAATAAATTATAAAATAGATAAATTATTTATTATTATTTTTAACGGCAAGAACCATAACTTAAATTACCATATTTTTGAAATAAATAAACTCTTTTTATAAAGCTCTTATTTCCTAAAATCTGGTAATATGTTTCACGTTGATTAGCACGACTACTGTATATTTGATTCAGAATAAAACTGCCAGGAGAAGCAAGGGCATACCCACTACTTAATTTAGCATTCATAGCATATGAACTTCCCATTTTATATTATAAAGATATATTATTTTTAACGAATAAATAATTATATTGTCTAAATATTTTTATTTAACTAATAAAAAAACGTTTATATTTTTAATACATGATTTATTTAATTTTCTTGTTTGTCCTTTAGAATTTACATATGTAATTTTCTCAAGGCATAGATTATCCTTTTCTATTTCTTCTATCAAGTTTTTGATACATTTATAATGACTCATAATAGCAACTGCAGTTACAGAACTAACTCCTGGTATTTGACACAGCATTATTTCACCTATATTTTCTGTAGTAATATTTTCCTTTTTTACTTTTTTAATTACACTTACATAAGGAATATTTTCTTCTTCTTTTTCTTCTACATTTTCATCCTTTTTATCTAAATCATTATTATTATCCAATAAGTTATCTTTATCTTTATTTGTTTCTAAACAAGTATGATTACTATAATATGCCTTTTTATTTTCAATCATACCTTTTTTCAATTTACAAATACTATTACAAATAAAAAAAGCAGTTTCTTCAATAGAAAATGTTCTTAAAACTGAGAAACCCTTGTAGTAATTAAGAGAGAAAAGCGAAGAATAAAGGGACGTTTTATCGATTCTATTATCTTTAAAACGATTAACTCTGTTTATATCTCCTTCAATCAAATAAATTATATTGTGGTTATGATAACTAGAACCATTTAAACGATAAGATTGTTCTTCATATCTACCATCTTTAATGCTGGCTAATAAATCATTGACTGTTTTTCTCTCTATAATTACTAAATCTTTCTCTTTATCAGAGAGAATAATATCGCCAATCGGCAAGGATTCTATAGATATTTCTAAATCTCTATATGCCATAGTATTTTCAATAATTCCTTTTATATTGGAAATCAAATCGTTCTCTCTAACATCTATTTTAATTAGCATATAATCATTTAGTAATAAAGTTATTAAATGATTTTTTAAATAATATATATATTTAACCCATATTTCCACCGTGAGTAGCACTATATCCGTATTTCTGTGTTTGAACTGTTGTACTAGGGCAACAAACACGAGGAATACTTTGAGGAGCGCGATATAGTTGTCCTCTAGTGGATGACAAGTAGAAACCGATTCTTGGAGCAAGACCGGCCTTTTTCAAGCCTCCACACACGTTTGTACGATTTACTATTGATGCAGCATTACGTGCACTTTTTGACGCTGACATTAATACCATTTTTATATTATACCAAAATATTATTTTTTCGGATGATAAGATAATTATTCTAAATATTTAAAAATAAATCCTTTAGTTGATTTTTGTTTATTATACAAAACCGCCTTAATACAACTTGGAGATAAATTCAATTCTTTTCCTGCTCCAACAATAGAATTAAATCTTTTTATCTCGTTTAATTCTAAATCATATTGAATAATTTTCCCAGTGTAAACTTCATATATATTTATAAAATCAATATAAAAACAAACCGTTATATTTATTATATTGAATTAAATGACAGCTACATCATCTGAAATAAAAAATGTGTTAAATGACGATGATATTATAAACTCAGAAGAAGGTCTTATTTTCAATCCTTATAATCCATTAAATACAGAGATTACATTGAATGACGTTCAATCTATTCT